CATATAATACAGTTGGATTGTCAAAGATGATTCCAAGAATAAAAGAACTTATTGAAAAATCAAAAGATGAGAACTCCAATGAGAAAAAATATGTTTCTATTATAGGAAAACAAGTTATTATGAATAAGTCTACTGTTGGTAAAGAAATTCCCTACGATCAACTTATCAAAGAAGAAGTAGATCCTATACCTACTAGTTATAACGATATACCTAAGGCAATATCATTGATAAGTAGGTATATTTTACCAGTTAGAGATCATAAAGACGCCTTAAAGGATAAAGTTGAAGAAATAAAAGTTATTTCTTCATTTATAGATGGCTTTAGTGAATTAGAGAATCTTTTGAAAAAATCAAATAGTAGTGAAGACATTAAAAAAGAATCTTTAGTTGGATATTCTAAGTTTTTAATTTTATTAGAAAACTCTAAATATCATAGTCAGATATTGGAAAAATTTAATGAGTTATTTACGGATGAGATTAAGAAGACTTTCCAAATATCTGAAGAGATGAGAGGTAAATTGGAAAATATGAAAGAATATCCTGAAGGACAACTTGTATTTACATCTAGTGATCCAATCATTGAAATAGTTAGACTATTTAATAGAGCTTGGAGAATACATACACCTGGTGTTATTCCTTCTGGAAGAACTGGTGGTAGAGTTTCCAATTCTGTATTTAGAGAATATGAAGATCTAGGAAGTGGAAGTGGTACACCTGATTCACCGGGCAGCGGTCCTTATAGAAATATTGAACTTTATGATTCTTGGTTTGAATCAGTTCAAGATATTTTAAGTGATACTAAATACAGACCTATTTTTAGTGAAAGTGCTGTTTTTAGATTTGTTAATGAGGAGACCGGACAAGAAGGTGATTCGATTAAGAAGGGTGGAAAAATACTTTTAAAATTTATAAATGAATTATTATCTGATAGTAAAATGTATAAGTCAGGTGCTATTAATAAGTTTATAGTTGAATATTTCCAATTAGAACCTTCAAAAATTGAAGGAGTTAATACAACATATGCTGGATTTGAAAATGATTCTAAAAATAATAATAGCACTTCTTCTACAATAAAAACTACGGAAGTTGAATATAGAAGTATGGATAGAATTAAAGAATTAAATAAATATTCTGATGATTTAGGTAAATTATTCTCTGATATCTCAAATAATGGACCTTATAAGAACTTAGCTTTCAGAATTGAAGTAGATACAAAAATATATTTTTGTGTTTATAACTCTACTGAAAATGGATATCCAATTTTTACATTTAGTTCAGGTAATTACGCTTATGATTTGACTAAAATTAGTGGTATTTCAAAAGTTAGTGCTCCTTTAAATGTCTATTTAGCATCATTGGAGAAAAACAGCAGCTTCAAAGTGGGATCTACATCTAAGGTTAAATATGTTGAAATATCTAAAAATACAGTTTCTGATGGTGATGAGATCACATCAGATTTTAAAATTTCTAAAATTGAAATTCTTTGTGAGAAAAGTTCTCAAGATCTTTATTTAGAATTGGAAAAATATCTACCTAATTTGAAGAGTAATATTAGTAGAAATCTACCTAAATCAAAGATACTTTTAAAAAAATAATTTAAATAAATGAATCATATTAAAACATTTGAAGGATTTTTCACAAATAAAAGTAAAAGGAGTATTTTAAGTAATTTGTTTAGTAAAGAAGATGATGAGTTTGCTCAAAAAATTTTAAATTCTTTAGAATCAAATAGAATTGGTGATATATCCAGATATGGTGATTATAAAAGATCAGTTAAATTACAATCTAATGGAAATACATATCTAGTTACCGTTCAGAAAAGTTCAAAAAGTGATTATGTCTTAATAATAAATAATAAACATTTTATAGATCGAAATACTGGTAAATCAACTGTTTCGAAGAAAATTATTAAAAATATTTGGGAATTTTTGGATAAAGAACATGATAAAAAATCTTTTAATAAGGAAGATATGAAGAAAGATTTTGAATAAGTAAACCCGTTTTAACGGGTTTTTTAATTATATAATTAATATATAGACTATGAAATATTTGAAAAAGTATATTCTTTTTTTAGAGGATATTGAAAATATAGTAACAGATGATATTAGTGCATTACCATCAGATCCAGAATTAGACTCAAAGACTGATAAAACAAAATCTGAGTCTTTATCAGACTCACAAGCACTTTTAAGAGAATTTCAAGATAAAAAGAGTAAAATAGAGAGTATTTTTAAGGATCCAAAAATAACTGATGATGTTTCACTTGATAATGCCTTATTAAATGGTGTTTATAATAGTAAAAGGGAAGTTAAAGATAGAAATAAATGGATTAAAGAGTTTGAATCAATTCTTCGAGCAGAAAGAAGAAAGAATGCTCTTCAATCAGCTATAGGTAGTGATGAGGATCAAGTTAAAAAAACTAACGATGATATAAATCGATTAAATAATGAGATATTAAATGCTTCTGACAAAAGAAAAGATCAGATTGTTTCATCTCTAGAAATGAATAAAAAAAGACTTAAAGAAATTAAAGATAATATTCTTTTGAATAAGAAACTACTTTCAGAAGATATAACTAATTGGAATAAAAATCTTGAGAATTTTAAAAAGTCTATTAAAATTGAGGAAGAAAGAATAAAGAATTTACTGTCTAAAGTATAGAAATAGAAAAAAAATGGTTTTTCCTTTTAATATATAAAACATAAAATAAAAAATAATTAAAAAAATATGGCAATTCAAATCGGTAAATACAAAAGACCAGGAATCTTCATAGAAGAAATTGACAAATCGATTATCACCAGCCCAACCGTGGAAGGTTTTGCTAATTTAGTTATTGGATTCTCTAAAAAGGGTCCAGTAAACTCAGCAGTTTTGTTAAAAACTGTTGGTGATCTAGAAAGAATCTTCGGTTCTGTTGATAGACAATTAGAGAGAAAAGGTTCTTTTTTCCATAGAACTATTTCAAAAATGTTAGAATCAGCTCCTGTTTATGCAGTTAACCTATTGTTAACTGATGATACACTTGACCAAATTGAGTATCAATCTGTTTCAGCAACCCCAATACATAATAATGATATTGAGAGAACAGCAGCTTATAGAAAGTTTTTTGATACAACTGGATTTTGGAAGAGAGATACTGAGTCTTTTATAGACACTACAAAACCTAACTCTGGATATGAAAACAGAGTATTAAATTTTACAAATCTTTCAGATAGATTTATTACAGTTTTTTGTGTTAAATCTTCTGTAACAGGATTTGAAAGACCATTACTTGAATGGTATGGTTCAATTGAAAAACTTCCACCTTATTTATATTCTACCGATTTGGCATCTGACTACTTAGTAGATGTTATTGTTGTTGGTGGTGATTGGTCTAATTATCAAGAATTATCTGTCGATCCAAGATGGACAGCATATTTCTCAGCAGAAGGTTTGAAAAAGAATCAAATTAGAAATTTTGCTAATGATAGAAATATTACTCTATTGGGTTATTATGAAGGTCTTTCTTTGGTTCCATATTTTAGAGATTTGAATGGTAGAAATATATTTATTGAAACAATTATTAACAGAGACACAGATAAAACTGGATTGTTTTGTGCATTTAACAATGATTTATTTGAAACAGACTATCCAAAGGGACTTGTCGATTTAATTGGTAACTCATTAGTTGGAGATGATTTATTAAGTAATCCTCCATCAGTTGATGAAACTTACTACAAATCATTGGATGCTAATGATGGTAAAGTTGATGGTGAATTATCAATCGATTTCTTATCATATAAGGAACAGATAACTGAGACTTTAACGTTTGCTAATAGAGTATTGGATAGACCAGGTAATGTTATCGCTTTATTTGATGGATTAGGTAGTGGTACTTCATCGTTGTATCAGAATATATATACACACTCTTATAATGATTCATCATCTGTTTTAGGTGGTGTTGTAACAGGACCTAATGATGATACAAATTTACAATATGTTAAATATCCTAATAGAACATATTGGTTCGCTGAGGGATATGTTAATGACCTTGTATATTCAAGTTTTGATACAAGTGGTACTTCAAGTTGGACAGCAACATATACTGTAGATACTACATCGGATAATGGTTATGCTATTATTGGTGGAAACTATATTCCTTTATCAGGAACATATTCTATCCAATTAAAAGCCAGCTCTTTTCCAACTATTACATCTACTCAATCATTTAATTGGGCTTTTGTACTAGATTCGACAGGTAATATTTCTGCTAAAATATCCACAGCTACTTCTTCTAAAGCTACAGTTGCTTCTACTGATATTGTTTTACAATATGGTACAGCAGATTTAAATAATGGTATGTTTGTACCATCTAGTGAAGTTGGATCATCTGTTACTATTGATAGTACAACTGGTGGTGGACCATCTTCATATATTCCAATGGAATTAGGAGTTGATTATATTATATCAACAGCATCAACACCTCAACAACCATTAAATGATGGAGATTTTAAAGTTGAGTTTTTAAATACTAATTCTACACCAGATGTTAAAAACTATGAACAATATAGAAGATTTAAAATGTTTAACTCGTTATTAACTTATATTGATACAAGTTCTACATATAGAGGTCTTATGTTGTTGGGTCCAGGTGGACAAGGAAATGCTAATTATGAGACTACAAAAAAGAGCCTATCTGGAGTAACTTTTAGTAATATTAAGACTGGAACAACTGTTAACAAATCATTTGTTGTTAAAACTGGATTAACATATGCTGATATTCAAGATATTGTTGAGGCTGGTGAGCTTGTATTTTATAAACTAGATGATGAGTTTTTAATTGACTATGCTGGTTTTGAGACTAAAAACACATTACCAGTGTTGGATGGTACTACTGCATCTTTTGGTGTGGTTGGTAAATATTCAACATTCTACACACAATATGATCAAGGATTAATAGGTGCTGGAGATATTTTCTTCCAAAATGAACTTTGGGATGGAGTACAGGTTAATTTTATACCTGGTTTAGGAATAACTGCTTCTTTAGAGGGTTATAATTATGTTCTATTCAGAGTTGAAGAGGGTAATACTTATACATCTCAAAATAAAGCATATTTTAATCAATTGAATAATAATATTGGAGATGATATTGTTCAAGGATACCAATTTTTGATAGGTGGTGTTCTTAATAGTGGAGCATTCACATTGAAGTATGATCAGGGATTAACTGTTGAAAACGGACTGTCTTTACCTGGTGATGCTGGTGGTGATGCGACACTCGCTTCAGGAAGAGCTTATTTAATAGCTACATATAGTAATACAACTATCGATTCAATTGATACTGCGTCTTATAGCTATTATGCATATGAAGTTTCTGAGACTGTTTCTGATGAAACTTTAAATATTAGTAAATTATATGGGTATAATAATGAATTCTCAGGAGCTGGTATTTATCTATCTCCTTACCAAAAGGATAATGGAGATTTAGTGGTTAATTTTACAAATTTTGGATTAGCTACACAATCAGTAATGAGTTCTTTAAATCCTACTGCTAATAGTGCATTAGCAACTAATGGAATTATCTATGTTAAGTCATCGAAGAGTAACTTTAAACAATCTCTTGAGGTGGAATATCCAACAGGATGGTCTGCTGTTCCTAATAAGGTTCTTGTTAAGAGAGATAGATATTCTGAGGTCAAAGTTGGAGATTTCTTAGAAGCAGCATACGATCCTACATTATTAAAATCTGATCAAATGCCTAAGAAACTTACTAGAATTCAAACTAAAAAACTTTGGTCTGTTAATTCTGACTATGTTGAACTATCTTGTGATTCATCAGTTAAATTGAGATCATTTAATGGTGATTATCAAACAAACAGATACACTAAAATAGATGATTATGTTAAAACATATAAAGCAATTTCTCTAAAAGGATTTAGAATTAGAGAAGCATCTATACCAGATGGTACAGAGTCTAAACAATCATCGATACTTGATGTAGTTGCTAAAGGAACTCCTTTGTTCAAAGCACTTACAAATAAAGAAGCTTTTGATTTTAGATATCTAATCGACTCATTTGGTCTAGGTTTAACACCTGACTCTAAACAACAATTAGTTGATGTTTGTGGGGATCGCCTTGATGCTTTTGGTATCTTGAATATGCCATCGTTGAAATCGTTTAAGAATTCAGTTTCTCCAACATTCAAAGATGGTAATGGAACACTACAAGTAGAGTATATTGCTAAAGGTGGTGATCCAGAAAGTAATCCAGATTTCCTTTACTCATTCGGTAAAGGCGCCGGTGTAACTTCTGTTGGTTATTTCTTACCTTATATAACAGTTGACGATTTTGGTAGACCAGTTGATGTACCACCATCAGCATATGTAGGATTGACATTTATGAGAAAACATAATAGCACAACTACAAGTATTGTTCCTTGGACAATTGCAGCGGGTGTTAATAATGGTAGAATTACTGGTATACAAGACCTTGAGCAAATATTCACTCCTTCTGATCTTGAATATCTAAATCAGGCTCAAATGAATCCATTAACTTTCAAGAGAAATAGAGGATTCGTAATTGAAACTGAAAATACAGCTCAAGTACTTTATAAATCAGCACTTTCTTACATACACGTAAGAGAAGTATTGATTGAACTTGAAAGAGAGTTATCTAGAATGTTGTTAGACTTCCAATGGAAATTCAATACAGCAGAAATTAGATCACAAATCAAGTTACAAGCTGACGTTATTTGTGAGAAATATGTGGCTCAAAACGGTCTTTACAATTACTTCAATAAGATCGATGAGGAGAATAATACTCCAGAGATTATTGATAATCAAATTGGTGTTCTTGACACATATGTTGAACCAATCAAGGGTATGGGTATAATTGTGAATAATATCACAATACTTAGAACTGGAGCTATCTCAGCAGGTGGATTCATCAACTCTTAATGATAAGCAATAATAAAGAAAACTCCAATAGAAATATTGGGGTTTTTTTATTAAACAAAGATAGGTGTATTTAATATATATGTAAAAAGGTATGTTATTATGGATTTAGATATATTTAGAAAAAACGATCCTTCTGGTAAATTAAATAAGGAATCTTACCTTTTCAAAAATCATACTGAAGAGTATAATTATATTATTGATTATTGTAGGAAAAATGAAATATTTGATATTTCTTTCAAGGAAAAAGTTTATCTGTGTCTAAATAATATATCTAAAGTGCCTATCTGTAAAAATCCAAATTGCAATAAAAAAGTAAATTTTATAAATTCGACTTTGGGTTTCAGAGAATATTGTTCTAATAAATGTATATCATCTGATCCAGATATCAAAAAAATTAAAGAGATGAAATCTTTAGAAAAGTTTGGAACAAAAACTCCAGCTGAATCGAAATTAATAAAAGACAAAATAATTCAAACTAACCAATTAAAATATGGAGGTAATTCCCCTATGTCTTCGGAAAAGATTCAAGAAAAATCAAAAGAAACATTAATAGAGAATTGGGGAGTTGATAATCCTGCTAAATCAAGTAAAATTTTAGATAGAAGAATTGAGTCTTTCAAAAAAAGCAATTATAAAGAATCATATAGAAAAACTTCTATTGAAAAATATGGTGTTGATCATCCGTGGATGAATGAGGAAGTTCATAAAAAAACGATAGATTTCTTCTATAAGAGTTATAAGGAAAGAATTGAAAGTAAGATAAATCATGACCAATTTTTTTTTAAAGGATTTAAAAAAGATCTTTCAACCAATTTACAATTTCATTGCAATGAGTGTGGTGAAGATTTTGATATTTTAACCTGGCAATTTTATTACAGAAACAATTCAGGTAGAAGTATCTGTACAAATTGTTTTCCAATTTCAGAAAATGCTTCTATTTCGCAATTAGAAGTTTTAAGATTTATTGAATCAAATTATAATGGTGAAATCATTTCAGATTGTAAAGGTATTATAAACCCTTATGAAATAGATATTTATTTACCTGAACTTAAATTAGGATTTGAGTTTAATGGTGTTTGGTGGCATTCCGAGAAATTTAAAGGTGATAGTTATCATCAGAAAAAACATAAATTTGCGGAAGATAATAATATAAATTTATTTTCGATTTGGGAAGATGATTGGAATAGTAAAAGAGAAATCTGTCAATCATTTATACTTAATAAACTAGGTAAAACTCAAAATAAAATCTGGGCTAGAAAATGCCAAATCGAAAATGTTTCTTATAATGATTCAAGAGATTTTTTAATAAAAAATCACCTTCAGGGAGATTGTAAATCTTCGATTAGAATTGGTTTATATTTCAATAATGATTTAGTAAGTCTAATGACATTTTCTAAATTAAGATTACCATTACAAAGACTAAAATCAAATCGTAAAGAAAATTACTATGAATTGACTAGATTTTGTAATAAAATAAATACTAATGTTGTTGGAGGAGCATCAAAAATATTGAAATATTTTATTCAAAATCATTCACCTATATCAATAGAAACTTATTCTGATAATTCAATTTCAAATGGTGGTCTTTATCAAACTTTAGAATTTACTTATCAACATACTTCAAAACCAGGATATTGGTATGTGATAGATGGTATAAGAAGTCATAGATTTAATTGGAGAAAACAAAAACTCCTTAAACTTGGATATGATGCAAATAAAACAGAAGAAGAGATTATGTCTGAGCTTGGATATTATCGTGTTTATAATGCTGGTAATAAAAAATGGATTTTACAATTTCTTATTACCACCATGTAAAATACTCACCATTTGTATCCTCAAGTATAATTGTATTTGAATTACAATTATCTTTATTATTGAATAAAATACCTTTTTTAGTGTCTAAAAACTTAAATGTGTCCATATATGGATATTCGTCAAACTTCCAATGGTCTAACTTTATTTTTAGATCATGTTTAACTTCACTTTTCCATAAGTTCTTAAATCCTTTTCCAACACACTAAAGATTGATACCATTTAAGTTTTTTGTTTCCAAAAGTCTCTACTATAATAGTCTCTGATAATATCATATACTTATATATTGTATTCTTTAATCCTTCTAACGTCTTTAAGATATTTTACTATTTGAATTTATTTACCATACTATTCATATTATTCATGTAAGAACTTGGATTAAAGTTAGGCATCGATTTTTGTTGTGAATCTTCTTCTTGCTTTCTTTGCTTTTCTTCATCTTCATTTAGTTCATTAACTATTTTAATATTTTCTTCTAACATCCAAAATGGCCATTCATCAATACAAAATTCATTTATATGATAATGTTTTTGTAAAAGAAGCTTATTCTTTAATAAAGGCTTCAAAGGCATCATGAACAACGAAAATACTTGACGCTCCGTTGGGAAATTGCATATCTGCACGTACCTCCTGACCGTTTATGTTCTTATATAATTCTTTGATACCAAATGTCATTTTACCGACAGCAGCATTTAAAAATTGAAATGAAATATCATCAAGATCTTCAAATTCTTTTAATTTTGCCTTAATTCCTTCATATGTTATAGATGATCTTCCATCAAGCATAAAAGGTATAATTTTCAAAAATGCTAAGTTTGGAGTTCTGCTTTCATTATTTTCTTTAATAATATAATCAGTAAATGATTTTTGAATTCCAATATTTGGAGGAGTTAATTCAAATTCTTTATTATTAACTGTTTTGAAATTATAACAATTTTTTGATTTACTAAAGTATTTTTCGATTTTAGGATCAACTTCATGAAATTTAAAGTTTTCTCGTTTAAGTTCAATTTGAACTTCATCAGAACCCGATTGAACAGTTACTGCTAAAGAACTTCCAGATTGGAATGTTAATTCTCTGATCATAAAGATTAGATAAAGTCTATCTTGATCCTTAACATCTAAATAACTAGCTATATTTCCATTAGGATATTTTACACGTACACATGCTTGTAACATATCATTCATTTTTTCAACAATATCATAAAAATTATTATCATCTACCATTGAATATGCCTGGATTTCTTTAACTTGAGCAGGTCTTATCATTAGTAATGTACCAGTTGGGTAAAATTTACCACATGGTAAATCATTAACATCAAAATTAAAATATTGTAAATCAGTTGTTCTTGTTGAATCAATGGGTTGTTGTGTTGATATTTGATTAATCATACTTTGAGCAGGATTAAAGTTAGACTTATTTCCTTTATCTTCTAAATGTTTTTTTAAAAAGTCTTCTTCCGACATTTCTTTATCATTTGACATATTTTGTGTTATTTTTTAGGTATATATAGTTATAGTTTAACTACCCATTATTGTTTTTTTAAAATATTGATAAATGTTAAAAAGTTGTTTTTATTTATCAATATATATATAGAAAATAATTGTAATACAGGTATTAATAAATTAAATATATAATTTATAATTGCTTAGACAATTAAATAAAAAATAAAAAAAAGACTATGCCTCTTCCACATTTTACTCAATTGCAGATGACTGGATCACCAGGTGGTCCTGGTACACAACCACAAGAACCAGTATATTTGAATCTATTTGAGATTACATTTGTTCTTCCAACAATATTACAAGCTCAGGGTAGAGATCCCGTGTTGTTATTACAACAAGCATTGAGTGTTGATTTGAACTTAACAAATAAAACAATTGCAACATCTCAACAAAGATGGAAATATACAACTAGAGCTTTCCTAAATGCTGGTCCTGCTGAAACTCACGTAGATGACTTAGGTATCACATTTAATGTAAACGTTAATAATAACGGTTCGATGGAGAGTTGGGCAGCTTTGAAAGCTTGGTATGATTTAGTTTGGAATTCACAAAACGGTTATTTACACTATAAAGCTGATATTATTGGTACTATTATTGTTAATCAACATGATAAAAAAGGATTGGTTCTTAGAAGAGTTACTTTTCAGAATGCTCAGATTAAAAATTTAACAAGTCCATCATTAACATATGAAGGGCAAGGTATTTTACAAAACATTACAGCTAATTTTGTTGCTGATTATTGGATTGATGAATATATTGATAATAATTTCACTATTTCACCACCTTTTGTTTCAGGATATTAATTTTTTAAATTTCAACAAAAAACCGATAGATTTCTATCGGTTTTTTTTGTTGAACATATCCTCAGATTTTTCATATAAATTGAAAATATAATTATATGAATGAAAGTATTTATTACAACAGATTGGCATTTTGGGGTTTATGTTAATAATTTAGATAAATGGTTAAATATGATGGAAGATTATTTTTATAATTTTTTCATACCTTATTTAAAAGAAAATGTAAAAGATGGTGATATATTAGTACATTGTGGTGATCTTTATGATAACCGAACTTCGATACCTATTATAGCCTCATATAAAGCTGAAAAAATATTAACCGAGATATCTAAAATATTACCAGTACATCTAATTGTTGGTAATCATGATTTATGGAATAAAGGGTCTAATGATATTAATTCAGTTCGTCTATTCAACTTTGTTGAAAATATTAATGTTTATACAGAAACATCAATAATTGAGGTCTTTGGTAGTAAGTTGGTATTAATGCCTTGGGTTGAGAAAAGATTAGATATGATTAAAGAACTTCAATCTAATTCAGGCGATTATTTATTCTGTCATAGTGATTTAAATGGATGTAGAATGCATTTAAATTCAGTTGCGCATAGAAATGCTGATAAGATAGATGTTGATGAATTTAATCGATTTAAACATGTATTTTCTGGACATATACATATTCGACAGACTAATAAAAACTTTACATTTGTGGGTTCCCCATATCAAATGGATAGAAATGATATGGGAGATCAAAAAGGAATATCTGTTTTAGATTTAGTTAGTGGTAAAATTCATTTTGAGCCTAACACACATTCTCCAATTTTTAGAAAGTTTCAAGTTGTTAATGAAGATGATATTGAAATGATAGAATCTTTAAAAGACACTAAGGATTATATTGATTTATCTATATCAAATAATTTATTAATCAATAATCGTAAATTAAGAAGAAAATTGGAAACAATATTAGAAACAGGTAATTTCGCTTCTGTTGAATATCTTGATGATATAGTTAAAACTGAAAAAGAAAAGAAAGAAAAAGAATTAACAGAAGAAGAATTGCAGATTTCAATTCAATTAGAATATGAGGTGTTTATTAAAGGATATATTCAGAATCAAAATTATGTAAATGATTCTTTCAAAGAAGGTATTTTAGGAGAATTTGGTGAAGTTATTCGTATTTATAATGAAAATTATAAAGTTAAAAGTGAATCTTAGATAAGATCCACTTTTAAGTATTTTGAGTTAACCTCAATTTGTACAATACAATCAGGTATTATATCTAAGATACGATCTTGAGCTTCTTTTAAAAATACCATAGATTGAAACATTTTA